ACGTGAAGCACTGGTCTCTGATGCAGTTCAGCGGCTAGAGGCTGGTGAGATTGTTGAAGTCGTTTGGGCTTCTTGGTGTTCTGATCGATTGAGCATCGGCGACTTCCGTGACGTAGGTATGTCTGAGCGTGTGACAACACGTGACACTCTAAGTTGGTTCTGGCGTGGACCAGGTACCATCAAGGTCGGTGACGAAGTTCTCACTCCTATGACTAGCACAGAAGAAGTTGATGCTGACTGGAGCTGATATAAGTATTATTATATCACTCTAGTCGGAGGAATCGACATGTTCACAAATGAGTTTAAATTAGATGCTACAGTTACTACTGTGTTAGATGAGACGGCAGAATTGCCCGATGTTGAACTGATCATTGATGATGAGAAGGTTTGGATTCGACAGTTCAATATGGAAGAGCAAGGCTTGGGCGCAGACTTAATCTGCATGACGCCAAAAATGTTTAACGATATGCTAGAGGCGATGAATCATCCTGAAGGTATGTACATAACAAAATACAAGGGCTATGAAACAAGTTAAGTGGTGGGTTACAGTTGAAAAGAAACCTGGGTGGGTAGAAAGGCAAGAAGGTCTAACTACTGCCGAGATGAAGGCGTGGGTGATGCACTACTCAGAAATTTTTGGCTTTGAGAACATAAATTTTGGTCAAGAGGGTTGACAAATGGTTTTAGTTGCATTATATTAATAATGTAACAAGAAAGGTTTTGATATGTTTTTCTACTCAGACACAAATTCCAGTGCGTTCAATCCAGCCGTCGCTGCCCGAATTAATCCTACAACAGCGATTAAAAATCACCTTGACAACTACTTCCTCTTGAAGTTAGTATTGTTGCGTAGTGATAGCATCATTGAACGTGCCCAAGCGTCTAAAGAGTTAGATATTTGTGAACGTAAGATAGCGTATCATGAGCGAAAGCCTCATTGCGATCACGAAGCAGTTGCTAAGTATCGTGACTACCTTAAAAAACTATATGCAATGTGAGAGAGAAATGACTATGTTTATGATTGAACTTGATATTAGCCACGAAGCAACAGAAGCAGACGTTAGCCAGTTTGCTGAGTCACACAATTGTACATACGAACTTGTTGAAGAGTTCGGACCCGCTGGTGGAAATCCAGTGTACTGCTTCATGTCAAAAAGTTATGACTGCTTGCTTGAACTTGCAACTCAAATTTTGCAAGACAGCAAGCTTGCCGCTGAAACAATAGAAGTGATCCCAGTATGAACTTATTCGTACTAGATAAAGATCCCGTCAAAGCCGCACAGTTACAGTGCGATAAACATGTCGTGAAGATGGTTGTAGAGAGTGGTCAAATGCTTTCTACAGCACACAGAATGCTTGACGGTAATGTAGAGCTTCGACCATCGAAGTCTGGTAAAACGAATGTCAAGTATTGGGTTCATCCTGATCCAGACTTAGAGAAAGTGCTGTATCGTGTTGCGCACCAAGCGCACCCATGCACTATCTGGACAATGCAATCAAATAACAATTACAACTGGCACTATGTTCACTTTGCCGCCTTGTGTGACGAATACAAGTATCGATACGGCAAAGAGCATATGACAGATACTAAATTGCGTAAAATTCTAGCCACGCCTCCACGAAATATTGATGTTGGCTATCTGACTCAACAGCCTCTGGCGATGAAGTCTAATCCAGAATGTATGTTTGAAGATGTTGTTAAATCGTATCGTGCATTCTATCAAACTAAACAGAGTCGGTTCAAAATGGTTTGGACCAAACGTGAAATCCCAGAATGGTTTAAAGTAGCATAGGAGATATAAAATGAAGTATTACTTACTTGAGCCGACATACAAAAAGTCAGTTATTGAATTCACCGCATTCAAGCGCATTGATGAAGAGGGCAATACCATCTTTCTTCGCAAAGAGCTTGGTTGGCGTTGGGGTTCGTTTTTAATCAGCGTACCAGAGACTGAAGAAGAAGCATATAGTTTCATTCATGGTCAAGGCTATGACAATCTATTTGATTGGGCGTCTGACTTTGGGTTCACTACATGGAACCGAGAAACAGGTGAAGAAACGTTAGACGTGGATGAGAGCAATCCAGAAGCGGGTCCTGACGTTGTGGCTATGGTCACGCACCAACTGATGCCTCAAGAGACGGATGACTTTGTAGATATCACAGAAGACTATCCTGATGCTGAGATGATTGAAACTTGGGATGGTTGTTGGGAGCATTGGACTGTTGAGTCATATCAAACAGAAATCCCAGAAGAAGAGCAAGAAGCTATCATCGAAGAGGTCGAAGAGGTGTACTCTGAAGAGTATGAAGAAGGTGTCGAAAACCTAGGTTGGGAGTTCATCGATACATACTTTGAGATGCACTCTCCGCCTAAACTCGTACCCTGTGATGAACACGGTACACCGCTCGAAGAGGAAAATTAATTTTAAAAAAATGATAACCCCTTGATTTCTAAGGGGTTATTTTTTGGCTTTTTTTGGCGGAAAGCCTTGACAAACACGTTCAGTCCGCCTATACTATAACTGTAATTGAGAGAGGTTACAGTATGTTAAATCAGAAATCCACACTTGCACGTCTTCTCGCTAATGAGAACATCACTGTGCAACAAGGCAATTATGAGACTGCCTTCTTTGACGTGAAAACACGTACACTCGGTCTTCCGCTCTGGAAAGACATGGGCAAAGATGTGTTCGATATGCTTGTCGGTCACGAAGTGTCTCACGCACTATTCACTCCTGAGAACTTTCATGAATACATGAGCGAGGGCATTCCTCACTCATGGTTGAACATCGTTGAAGATGTTCGCATTGAAAAGTTGATCCTTCGCAAATATCCCGGTCTTGTCGGTAACTTCAAGCGTGGCTATGTCACGTTGATGAATGAGCTAGACTTGTTCGGTGTCAAAGATAAGCTTGACCAGATTCACACTCTGCATTTCATGGATCGTTTGAATCTTCACGCAAAAGCACGTGATATGATTGAAGTGCCGTTCGCAGATGATGAACTGCAGTTTGTTGAGCAAGCAAAAGCTTGTGAGACTTACGATGATGTAGTCCAGTGCTGCCGTGACATTCAAGCATGGCTCAAGCAGAAAGCTGAAGACCAGCAAGAGCAAGAGCAAGAAGGTCAAGACGGCGACGATGGTCAAGAAGGTCAGACTATGACTGTCGGTGTTCTCACTGATGAAAAGGGTGAAGAAGACGGTGAAGAGATGACCGAGAAGCCTGACGTTATTATCGATGCCCGTGAAGAGGGTCAAGAAAATGACCAGTCTGAAGGCGAAGAAGAGCAAGAAGGCGAAGGTCAAGACGCTCAAGAGGGTGAAGGCGAAACTCAAGACGGTGAAGAAGAAGACGCTGGCGAGGCTGGTGATCCTGAGACACCTGAGAGCGGTCTGATGGACCAAGAAGCTTTGACCGATGTGAACTACACTCAGAACGCCAACAAGCTTCTGAATGAAGATGGTGTTATCTATGCTAAGGGTCTGACTAAAGCTGAAGCAAAAGCTTCTACAGTGCCTTACAGCGTGATTGCTCAGGCTCGCCGCAATTCTACTGAAGAGCGTGTTATGCGTATGCGTTCATGGGGTATGGTTCCTGAAGATGAAACGTTTCCAGAAGCCAAGTATGCTGAGTTCTTGCGTGAAACAAAGCAGGTCGTGAATCTGATGGTCAAAGAATTCGAAATGCGCAAAGCGGCTTATCGTTCGGCTCGGGCTCGCACGTCTACTCGTGGTACCCTAGACGTGAACAAGCTTCACCGCTACAAGTATGATGACAACCTGTTCAAGCAGGCACGTCAATTGGCAGACGCCAAGAGCCACGGCATGATGATGCTAGTTGACTACTCTGGGTCTATGCACCACATGCTTCCTTCAGTGCTTCGCCAGACTATGGCTCTGTTGATGTTCTGTAAGCGTGTCGGCATTCCTTTCGAAGTTTATGCATTCACTTCAATGCACGATGGTGGTGTTTGGCAGCGATACATGCAAGCAAAGCGTATTGCAAAGCCAACAGTCACTCATATCTCTTCTGAAGAATTGGCTCTACTTGAACTGTTCAACTCTTCAATGTCAAAGCGTGACTATGAAGAAGCTATGCGCATGACGTTCTGGCAGACAACCAATCGCTACTCTGGTCGCTCCGAGTTTGAAGAGCTTGGTAACACACCTCTGAACACGGCTCTGATGGCAATGCAGTACAAGATTGAAGAGTTCCGCCAGAAGCACCCAGTTCAGAAAATGAACTTTGTCACTCTGACTGACGGCGATAGCAATAGCATTTGTTACCGCTCTGGTGATGATGCTCAAAATGGTCGCCTGTATGGCAACGCTGTTATGACTGAGGTGAACGGCAAGATGATTAAAATGCCAACACGTACCTACGGCATGAACGGTCTGCAAATCACTGCAAGCTTGATCAAAGCGATTGAAAAGATGGGTTGTACAACTGTCAACTACTTCATTGCTCAGAACAACTATGACATGAACGGTGTTATCAAGCAGGCAATCTCTTGGATCAATGAAGGCAAGTGGGACCCTGATTTTGCTTCAAAGCGTAACGGCATCCGTCGCCAGCTACGCAACAACGGTGTTATCGTTCTTGATGAACACCTTGGCTACCAGCGTCGGTTCATCCTGCAAGCCGACACTAAAGAGATGAAAGGTGAGGTCGATGGTCTCGAAGTTGATAGCGATATGACTGCAAAGAAAATCGCTAAGGCTTTCAGCAAGTCTAACGGTTCGAAGAAAAAGAGCCGAGTTGTGACTCAAAAGTTTGCTGAGTTGGTTGCCTAAAAAAACCAAAAAAAGTTGGTAGGAACCCTTGACTTCTACCAACTTACCGATTATATTATGTATGTAACGTGAGAAATGAGAGAGAGATTTGTTATGACTACTATGAACCAAACCCAGCTTTTCGAAGCTTTCGCATCTGCTAACCCAAACGCAGAATCTTTCACCCGTAAAGAGATGTATGACTTTGCCGCTTCTGTCGGTGCAAAGCGTGGCACTGCTACGGGCTTGATGAAGAAGTGTGACAAAGCAGGCTACGGTCGTTACGCTATGTCGCTCGGCACTGCAAAAATTGTGCAGATGCCTACAACGCAACCTGCGCCAGTCGCACCAGCACCACAGGTTCAATCAACTATGAATTCTGAAGTTTACATTCCTGAGAAAATGAAAGAGTTTGTCCGTTGGGGCTACTTCAAAGACGTAAAGCAGATTATCGAATCTCGCATGTTCTTCCCAATGTTCGTTGCTGGCTTGTCTGGTAACGGTAAGACTATGATGATTGAACAGGCTTGTGCGAATGCAAAGCGTGAATACGTGCGTGTTCAGATTACACCTGAGACTGATGAAGATGATTTGATCGGTGGCTTCCGCTTGCTGAACGGTGAGACTGTCTTCGCTAAGGGTCCAGTTATCAAAGCGATGGAAGCAGGTGCGATCCTGCTGATTGATGAGATTGACCGTGGCTCTAACAAGTTGATGGCTCTGCAAGGTGTGCTTGAGGGCAAGCCAGTTCTGATTAAGAAGACTGGTGAAGTTGTTCGCCCTGCCCCTGGCTTCAACGTGATTGCTACTGCAAACACTAAAGGTCAAGGTGATGAGGCTGGTCGCTTCATTGCGGCTACCATCATCGATGAAGCTTTCCTTGAGCGTTTCAACGTGACACTTGAACAGCCGTACCCATCTGCTTCAGTCGAGAAAAAGATTATCGTCAATCACATGGACAAGTTCGGTGCGAATGATGAAGAGTTTGCTGAGAACCTTGTGAAGTGGGGTCAAGCAATTCGTTCGACCTTCGAAGATGGTGGTGTTGATGATATCATCTCTACTCGCCGCCTGTGTCACATTGTCCAGACTTTCTCAATCTTCAAAGATAAGAAGAAAGCGATTGAACTGTGTGTGAACCGCTTCGATGCTGATACCCGTGCCGCATTCATCGACCTCTATGAGAAAATCGATGCTGGCATGGACGCCGCAAACACTGCGACGGATGGGGTCTACTCCTACGATATAGAGAACGATGGCGATGATAGCCCGTTCTAATCACTCTAAATAAATCAAAGAGGGGTCTTCGGGACCCCTTATTAAAAGGAGTAACTTTTGCGTTATATTCACTTAGCACTAATTCTAATAGCAGTCTATATTCCAGACTATGCACCTTGGGCATTGCCCACTCTAGCCGCAGTACAAGTTGTGTTTGCACTTATGTTCTACTGGTTATGCTTCACACTTCTAAGCGGTCTAAGCATTTCAAACGTCAACTCAGAAATTGAGGTCGCAGATGCTTGGTCTAGTCGCTTCATTCAGTTTGGTGCTACTGCATTGTTATATTCTACAGGCGACCCGTTATATCAGTTTATCGCAATTGCGTCTGCACCTTGGATTGTTATCAATATTATGACTGATGCATTTGCAACACTAATCAAGTGGGAAATACTTGAAGTAACAGATAAAGAAGAATAATTAAAACCTCTCTCTCCAACTTAGGGCGCTTTCGGGCGCCCTTTTTTTATAAATATCGTCGTGGGTAAAAAATGAACTATTTGGAGAGAGTTATGTTCAGACAATTATTATTAGGTGCATTGACCCTATTTTTATGGGCAACTGCCGTTCAGGCACAAGAAGCCGCAGGATGTCCTGAAGGCTACATCTGTACTCAATCCGATACAAACAGTAACGTTAACACAAACGCAACTTCGGAAACTACAGTCAAATCACCACCTCCTTCAGCAATCGCACCACAAATCAATACAGCTAATTCTGATTTGTGTACAGTTGGAGTTGCAGGTGCCGTTCAAACACAAATCCTCGGCTTATCAGCCGGTGCCACAGTTCGAGATATGAACTGTGAGAGGCTAAAGCTATCTAAGACACTCTATGACATGGGAATGAAGGTGGCAGCCGTATCGACCATGTGTCAAGACAAACGTGTCTTTGATGCTATGATGATGGCAGGCACCCCTTGCCCGTATGATGGCATGATTGGACCGCAAGCGAAGGCGGCGTGGGAAGTTAACGGTGGTGCGCCAAATGGCGACCAAGAAAACAAAAGAGAGATGAGTAGTGAAACGAAGACTTTACTTGGCGGCGGCGCTCTTGGCGCTCTCCTCCTCTTACTGCTACTCTGAAGAGACTGCGGGTTCAACTTCTAATGCTATAAGTGGAACTAGTGGAACTTACTTCACTTGGGATCCACTTAGCGTATTGCCACCTCAAGCAAGTCTTATTGTTAATGGCGTAGTGTATCGATACAGGATCATCAAGGATCCAGAAGACCCAACAAAAGTCTACATTCAAAATGAAAACGCTATCGACGGTGGCTATCTGTTCAGAGAGGTTGATGACTGGACGGGAATACCAGGTAATACTATTACAAAGTCAATACCAATTCAGAATGTGCCAATTGAGTTTTGGGGTCAAGGTGAGATGGGCGTAGAAGGTCCAGGTACAATCGAGGACCCGCTTCTCACATATACATATAGATATGATAACTGTTTTAATCCGTTGTCTGATCCAAGTTGTCCAGGGTATCAAGACGCACTTTATCAGTGGTTACTAGACAACGGTTTACTAAATAATGAGCCTGATCCAAATGATCCGTTCTATGACGAATGGGTTCAATTGCAATTACAAAGAGAAGGCTATGGCGAAGACGAATACTTCGAAGAGGAAGAAGAAGTATCTGAGCCAGAAGAAGAAAAAGAGGACGAAGAAGATTCAGAGACTGAGATTGCATTAGAAGCAATGAATAATGCAATCACAGAAGCTAATGCGATATCACAGGCAGAGATGATGAAAGCTTTAACGTTTGTACCAAACTTCAATGCTTATCTTTCTGCAACTTTGCCTGGTGGCGTGTATAATGATAGTGTGAGTTATAAACCGACCGTTGTCCCGGATAGTAAACGGGGTTTGAGAAACGGTCTGGCTCAACAATTGCTCCATAAGCAAATGGTCGAGTCACAGTATGATAATGAGTAACTTAACAGAACACTATTAGGAGTCTAAAATGTTCAAACGAAGCCTTACTGCGGTGGCACTTCTAGCAATGCTAGGGAGTTCGGCATACGCAAACGAAACACCAATCGAAGGCAACGTACAATCGCTCTGCACAATCTATACAGATACTGCAGGTGTTTATGGGTTGCCTACACCAGACAAGCTAACTACATCGCCAACTGATGGTGGTGTGAAGCCTGTCATTCGCTTTGACATTGCGCAAGCAAGTTATTACAAAGCGAGAATCTCATATCCCGATTCATTTACAACATCGCCTGCTTTAGACGATACAGTAGCCTTCACCGGCTCTGTAAGCGTTGCTGAAGTCACCGATGCACTAATGTCGGACTATGACACAAACAAAGTCACATACAACAACACAACTGAATACGACTTGACTATTGCAGGTTCTACCTGGTTTGCTATTGAGTCAGTTGCTGAGTATGGAGTCAACAAAGCATTTCCTGCTGGTACATATCGTGCTGTAGTTACTGCTGAGTGTATTGCTCAGTAAGAAGGTGATGCTATGTTGAGATGGATTGTTATTGCGTTATTGTTTGTTGGTGGAGCGGCTTTTGCCCACCAACAAACACCGACGTATCCTGAATTGAAATTGTCGCATTTACAAAATGTTTTGAAAGCAGAAATGCGCATATTCAATAAAAGAGAAGACGTGCAATACTATGCAATTAAAGTATATGACGAAGATTTCTTACCTGTGCCATTTGCGGCAAGAGAAAGAATTCTAAACGTTAAACCATTTGAAACAAAAAACTTTGATGTTTATATTAGAGTCAATGATGCAGAACGTGCTGTATACATTTGTACGGAATCCAAAATACTGAAAGCGGATGCTACTGAAACTTCAGTAACATCTAGGATTTGTTCGAAAATAAAATGAAAGTGAAACAGCCGTGAGAATACTTACAATACTTATTTTATTGCTTAGTTCGACAGCGGCATTTGCAGAATCGTTAAACCTATCGATACCAAATGCACCGCAGAACTATCAGCAAGATAGATTCCGATCAGGTGATATGGACTGTTCGAATGCTATAGGCTCTGGTGCTAACTTAGAGTTTGGTGTTATGGGATTAATAGAAAAAGATAATCCATATGATTTGGATTCTTTAAATAGAAGTTTTAATGGCAGCCCAAATAATGTTGGCGTGTACGGACGTATCGTCATACCATTGGGTGGACCGAAAGAAAGAATTAACTGCAACACATTGTATGAACTTGAACTTCATAGAAGAAGACTTGAGATAAGAAAGCTTGAGCAAGAAATACAACAACTGAGGGCATTACAGTTTGAAAACTGATGGAGAATTTTTACTGGGGTTTTTTATTCACTACACACTTAGGTTTTGAGTTAGACTATAACTCATTTCATCCACATGTTGGGATGTACCTAGATGACGATAAAAACATTGTAGCCGGTGCTTATTATAACAGCGAAAGACATTTAAGTTTATATATCGGCTATGACAAAGAAATAAATGATAAAGCATCAATTGAAATAGGTGCTGTATCTGGATACACGGGCAATCCTTTGATAAAGCCAATGGTCAAACTTAATTACGATAAGTTTTTCATTGCGCCTGCTATAGAATCATTATTCTATGACAACGGTGATGTGAGTAAAAATATAGGACTAGTAATTGGTTTAGACTGGAGAAATTAAAATGGCTGATCTTGGAGAGGGATTAGATAAGTTTGACGAAGAGGTAGAAAATCTTAAGAATACTAAGATGAAACTCTTCGGCATTACAATGACACCTACAACGATAGGTGCAACGTTTGCTCTACTTAGTGCAATCGGTGGCTCACTGTATGGTGGGTTCGAAGTATACAAAGACTATATGGACATGAAAGAGATTGTCCAGAATATCGATGTTGACGAAATCGCAGTAGAGAACGCAAAGACGATTGCAAAGCTTGAAGAAGCAATGGTTCGCATCGAACAAGCAATTGAGTACACACGTGACATTAAGTCAGGTCTGCGTGATGACATTATGTCAATCGAAAAGCAGGTCGACCGCACAGAAGACATGGTTCGAGAGTCTGAAGAGAAAGTGCGTGAGATGATTCGTAACGCAGAAGAGCGTTTTGAAAACAAGCGTGACGCACTACAGAACGACTATGACCAGAAGGCTAATGACCTGAGAAGCACTAGCGATAGACGTATGACCGAGCTTGAGAATACTATAGAGCGTGATATGAAGGAGCTAGAAGACAATCTTAACAAGCGCCTGCAAAGAGCGTTAGACAATCCACTAGCGAACTGATGACAGATGAAGAAGACTTCTCTATTAGAATTGCTGAAATCAAATCCAGAATCGCCTATCTTAGAAGCGTTATCGGAGGGACAGAAGAATCCAATCAAGATTCTTCGATTGTCGCAGAACGCCCGAAGGACAGAGAAGTTCGAAAGGATGACGATCAGCGATCTGAAAAAGAACGAGAACTAGCAGACATAAAAGCCAAATTATTAGGCAAAAGGGGTTGACAAGTAGACTGGTCCTCAGTATAATCCTATTATGGTATTAAGAATGAAAAGGTCCAATCTAATGAAACTTGTCAATGCTTTAAGTACTATGTTGTCTGCTACTGTGATGAGTGCAATGGCACTTGTAGCATATGCTGAAGTACAAGATATAAAAACTCAACAAGCACAAGAAGACTTCCGAGAACAGCATCAATGTCTAGCGATGAATATTTATCACGAAGCACGTGGTGATAGTCGTTTAGGTCAGAAAGCTGTAGGTTGGGTTACACTGAATCGTGTAATGCATGATAGTTATCCCGATACAGTGTGTGATGTTGTTTATCAAGCACGACTAGATTCACGTGGCAATCCTCGTCGTAATCAATGTCAGTTCTCTTGGTTCTGTGATGGTAAGTCTGATACACCTCGTGACGAAGCAATGTGGGCGCAGATCCAATATATTGCTTATGAAGTGTTAGAGTCTTACGGTGTAGTTGATGACTTTACTGAAGGTGCAATCATGTATCATGCATCTTATGTCAACCCTTACTGGGCTGATTCTTATGAACGTACTGTTCGTATCGACACTCACATTTTTTATAAATAAGGAGAGAAACAATAATGAATCTTAATGGAGTAAACCTGTGTTATCCTTTGAAAACTTTCTTAAAGAATCAGATGTAGAACCTTTAGTCGATTCGGTAATTCGTGAAGAATATATTGCAGAACAATACGAAGAGCTAATCGAAAAACTTATTACGTTTGGTGGTCAAGCATATCCTAAGTTCGGCAACGTTGTCATTATGGCAGGTGGTGCTGGTTCTGGTAAAGGATTCGTAAAAGACAAACTAGTCGGTATCGAAGGGTTTACTTTCGACGTTGACGCACTTAAGACACTAGCCGCAAAGACACCTGCTATTCGTAAGCGTGTTAAAGATGAGCTAGGTGTTGATCTTGAGAATCTAGCAAACAACTTGAAGACACCAGAGAACGTATCTAAGCTACACGAAATTCTTGGTGACTATCTGAAGCTAGATGATAGACGATTGAAAACTCTTTACACATCTATTCTATCTTCGGCACCTGAGCGTAAGCCAAACATCATCTTTGACGTAACTCTGAAAGATTTGCGTAAGTTAGAGAAGTTGACTTCGCAAGCAAAAGCTTTGGGATATGCTCCAAAGAACATTCACATTGTATGGGTCGTAAACGACATTGAGGTTGCTATTGACCAGAATGCGAAGCGTTCACGTACAGTGCCAGTTGAGATTCTAGTGAACACTCACCGTGGTGCTTCGAACACTATGAATGATATTATCAACATGGGTAAGACACTGAAGAAGTATATGGATGGCGATATCGTATTTGCATTCAACAAAGTTGGTGTTGATAGTGAAATTGCTAAGTCTGGCAAAGGTGGTATGTACATCAAAGACGCAAATTACTTCTACGTGAAGAGAGCGGGCAAAGATGTTACTCCACAGAACAAGCTTGCAAAAGACCTTCGTATGAAGATTCAGTCATACGTACCTAAGAGTGTTGACTGGACAGACGAATAATTTTATGTAATGTATGTGACTCCTTGCATATCAGTTTGTACTTTTGATAGACAAACGTTAATATGTAAAGGGTGTGGTCGTACTAAACAACAAGTAGAAGAATGGAGTTCTTACACTTCTGATCAACGACTAGATATCATGAAAGAACTTGGTTATGGTAAAAGAAGAAAAGACAGACACAAATTCAGAGAAGAGAGGATTAGACGTTATGACCGTGGTTAAACGTCTGCCTCTCTTTTTCTTTTACTCAGTCTTTTTAAATTATTTTGTTATGCTTTTTAGCCTAGGCTTCTTAGCAACATTTGTAGATATGAAAGATATTAAAAATGCACTCCCTATATACTTGTGGGAGTTTCCGATAACATTTGTTATTTTAACATGGGTGTTAACCCGTAAGAGGTCTTCAAAATGAACTTGAAAGAATTAACATGGGATAATCATAAGAAAGCAGAACGCAAAGAGTTTGCAAGTATTCTTATGAGTGGTAATATAGATCAATTTCTTTATTACAAGTATCTAACCAATCAATATTACATGTACGTAATGCTTGAAGAAAGTCTACGAATCTGTGGCTTTCCGAAAGAATACTGGTCTGTGTTTCGTGCAGAACGAATGCGTGAAGATATGCAAGAGATTGAAGAAGAGAATGGCTTTGTCTACGATCCAAATATTCTCTGTAGATGCACATCAATGTATGTCACACACGTAGAGAATCTTCAGAAGAAAGGTGATCTTGACAGTCTAATCGCACACATGTACGTGCGCCACTTTGGTGATATGTACGGCGGTGCTATGATTGCAAAGAAAGTGCCTGGCTCTGGTCGTATGTATCAGTTTGACAATAAAGAAGAACTGAAAGAAACTCTTCGTGGCTTGTTGAACGATGACATGGCTACAGAAGCAAACTACTGCTTTGAATATGCTATCATGTTGTTTGAGGAGCTTTGTAATGGAAAGCAGTAAAGTCTGGGACAGTCTGATAACACTCAAAGATGCGTTTATCGAAACCTTTGATGAGTATGGTGAAGAGATACAAGAAGAAGGCATGGATCGATTCAATCAACCTGGTTGGATCAACCGTGTCTGGGCTTCAAACGAATTTCGAAGAGCGCACGTAGACGTAGTAGACGCACGTGAGACTAAAGGTCTTTGGATGATGCACGTTTGCATCTTTCCTCACATTGGGTCTGATGCACCCATATATGGGTTCGATGTTATAGCAGGTAAAAAGCTGATGACAGGTGCGTTTCACGACTTCTCTGCAACAGTCAATGAAGAGCATCCAATGATTGATGTGTTCGCTAAGATTGTTGAACCTCTACAGTGGAAACGTGAACGTCAACTACCAGAGTGGGCGCAAGCAATCTTCACTGACCATATGATGGCTGCCAGCGCAGTCAAGGAAGAGCATGAGATTAAACAAGTGATACATACTGCAATCGAATCTCTATCGTACTATGTTAATCATGTCGGTCACTATCTTGGTAACGCAGAAGACGAACTAACGATTTCTGCACAGAACCGCTATGCACATTTTCAAAAACAAAACCCTCACACACCACGTGTGATGAAGTCTCTCGGTCTTAATGAAGATGATGTTGATGCATTTGTGCAACACTGTTTATTTCCTGAAATTAAGACTTGACAAAATAACCAACTTATGTTATAAATAAGCCTGTAATCGTTGATCCAAAGCGAATACATTCTGGACGGGGGTGCGATTCCCCCCACCTCCACCATAAGCGCCTAGTTGATTCCGGGTCTTAATCTCTATGAAGCACGTAAAGAAGTAGCTACTGGATCGTGTGGAGAGAACTGGGCGTTTTTGATGGGGGTGAATTAGGTTCGACAGGATGGGATAGTAGAGAGTAGATTACCGTGTTGACCTACGTTATTCGGTCAAACAAACTAAATGCAAACGATAATTTTGCACCTACAGGTTATGCTCTAGCGGCATAATGCTGTCGGGTTCGAGGGGCACCTAGGAACAGAAGCCCCTTTTTTTATTGGAACAAGGAAAGGTTAGAGATAATGAAACAGATTCTTTTAGCAACAGTAGCCACAGTTGCAATGGCAAGCGCAGTAAATGCAGCCGACATTGGTGTTGAAGTGGGACTAGACTTTGCACAGAGTGCAACTGATAAGATTGTTGCAGAGTCAACAATTGATGTGACTCTTGGTTCGCCAGTTGGTGTAGCATCTCTTGGTTTGACTTCTAACGAAGGTGCTGTTGAAGTTGATAGTTACTCTCTAGGCACAACAGTGAGCGGTGTTGCTGTTGCGTTTGGCGATCAAGGTGACATACTAGATGGTTTTGAAGGCAAGACAGAAGCAGTGGGTGGCTCTACTCTTGCTAACGTTGATGACGCAGGTGAAAGCCTACGTGTTGCTGTAGCAGGCGTATCAACACAAATCGGCTTGACTGATATCTCAGAAGACATTACTGATGTTGAGAACATTCAAGCCACTTATAGCATGGCGACAAGCGGTATCGAAGTAGGTGGTGGTGTTGACTACAACCTAAACACAGAAGAGTTTACTCTTCTATCGACTGCTGGCTATGCATACAATGGCATTGGTCTTGGTGTAACAACTACATATCAAGTCGAAGCTGAAGCACTTGGATTTGAAGCCGATGTAACAGCGTTTGGTATCACTGGTTTCTTAAACGGTGACAAAGACGATATGCTACAGAATGTTGGTGCAGGTTACTACGGTGCTGTGAACGGTATGGGTTACTACGCAGAGGGTGCGTATAACATTGATACTGAAGAGTTCACGCCAGCGGCTGGCATCTCATTCAAATTCTAAGAATTATATCTGATACTGATATACATGGGCGGCTTTCGAGTCGCCCATTATTCATTAAGGTTTCACAAAACTTTTACTGAATTGTTACATTACTATGCTATATAAGTGCGTGTGACATGGATGGTCACTCGGATGAAATGAAAAAGGAATTCCTATATGAAAAAACTTCTAGCAATCGTAGCGGCAATGGGGCTTGCTACAACAGCATACGCCAGAGATAATATTCAAATCGCTGGCTCTTCTACTGTTCTACCATATGCATCAATCGTTGCCGAAGCATTTGGTGAGAACTTTGACTTCCCAACTCCAGTTGTAGAATCAGGTGGCTCAGGTGCAGGTCAAAAACGTCTATGCGAAGGCATTGGCACAAACACAATCGACATTGCAAACTCTTCTTCTATTATGAAGCCCGAGACTGCAAAAATGTGTGAAGAAGCAATTGGTAAATTCACAGAAGTTCGCATTGGTTATGATGGAATCGTATTTGCGGCTCAACAAACCAACAAAGGCTTTGAAGATATGACTGAAGAGCATTTGTATCATGCACTTAAAGCAGACAGTGAATACACAAACTGGAGTCAGATTGATTCGAGTCTACCAGGCACAGACATTCTCGTATTTCTACCAGGCACTAAACACGGCACACGTGAAGTGTTTGAAAAGAAGGTGATGATTGCTGGCTGTAAAATGGCAGGTGAGTTTGATAAAACGCTTGATAAAAAAGCGGCAGAAAGAAAGTGTTATGAAGTTCGTAGAGATGGACGTAGTGTTGACATTGATGGTGACTACACAGAAACATTAGCGTCAATGCAATCTAATGAAAGTGGCATTGGTGTGTTTGGTCTATCATTCTTGATGAACAACACAGACGTTATCTATGCAGCCAAGATTAGAGGTGTTGAAGCAAGCACTGAAACAATCGCTTCTGGTGAGTATCCAATTTCACGTCCACTACAGTTCTATGTGAAGAATGCACACCTTGACGTTATTCCTGGTATGCGTGAATACATCGAATTCTTCGTATCAGATGACATTGCTGGTCCAGATGGTCCACTAGCACAATATGGCTTAGTGAGCGATCCAGAACTAGCAAAGACCCAAGAGATGGTCGCTGGATTCTAATCAATATTAAATAAGAATACCATGGGCGGCTTTCGAGTCGCCCTTTATTTTGCTAAATAACATTACCAGTGTTAGGGAGCAAAATTAATGTTACATGACTTCGAAGCATGGGAAAAGTATCCCCAACATCACAACTGGTTCAATAAACTCTGGCTATCTGAAAGACTCGGCTATAATTGTGGACCATGTGGAACTACGCCCAAAGAAGAAGGCACGTATATTGTTAGACCTATTTACAATCTGTCTGGCATGGGTATCGGTGCATCATTCAAAAATCTTACACCCGATGATTACTCACAAGTTCCGCCAGGTTATTTTTGGTGTGAGGTCTTGACAGGTCACCATTTTTCTGCTACATTTGAGTTTCAACATGACGTTAATCCTTACTGGAAACCAATATCATGTTTTCAAGGCGTTAGAGTAAGACCAGAGATGTATAGATTCAGTGCATGGCAGAGAACAGATTATTATCCGCCAGTGCCACGTATATTTAATGAGTTGTCTGACGTAAAACGTATCAACATAGAGTTCAAAGGTGATAGCCCAATTGAAGTTCATCTAAGAGATAGTCCCGATCCAGATTATGACGAAATCATTCCAGTTTGGGCAGATGACCTTGAAAAAGGGGTTGACATTTACGAGGAAATGGGCTATACTTATATTCAGTCATACGATGATGCAGATGGCTTTTTGGACACTCCCAGAGTGGGGTTCATGATTAAGTGAGGAGTAACCATGACAGTAATATCAACTTATTTCAAAGAAGAAGGCGGCTTTAAAGCAAAAGCCGATGTTGTTAAAGAAGGTAACGAGTACAAGATGGTTGTTTATGACAACAACGGTGATTACGTTACTGAGAAATCTTTTCCTGGTAAATCAGTTCATTACGTAGAGAGTGCGGCAGAAAACTGGGCTATGGGATTTCAGGTGTTAAATGGGTAATGTTCCAGAAGTACAAGGTAACACATACGACTTAGAAATCAAAGTTAATGGTGATTCGTATGTGAGAATCGGTGACCAATACATCACTACTGATAGAGCAGAAACTAGACTGTTTCTAATGGCGTATAAGATGGGTCGCAATCACAAAAAAACAGAAATCAGGAACGCACTAAGCATATGAAAGAATTGACAACTGAAACTATCATGCGTGAAATACAAAGCATGGTAGAGAATGGCGTTCCGTACATGGATGCTATTCTCGAATATGCAGATAGGAATCAAGTTGAAATTGAGGTAGTCGGTGAGATTATTAGACGCTCACCAGTGTTGAAATCAAAGATTTATGATGAAGCCGAAGAGCTAAATATGGTAGAACGAACAGCGAGGTTGCCAGTATAATGACAGGACAGTTATACAGCACTAGAGATGCTTATGACATTTACGTTTATTATCTTGCGCTGAAGCGCCACTTCACCACAAATAGTTACGACTATTTTAAATACAACGGAAAAGTAAAAGCGAATGCTATGTCTTTCGAAAACCGCAAAGACAAGTTCTTCTTTTACAAACTATCTAAAAAGAAAGATGCTAAAGAGTACATCTTAGCAAATATGCTGAAGAACCCAAACGTATGGGCGGGAGACTTAGTAGATGAGAAAGCTGAAGCCATATATTCTTCTTGGCTAAAGCGCAAACAGAGCTTGACATATCAGTTCAAATCTGATATAGTGGAGCTTGATGATGAGTTCAATAAGAACTTTATTGTCGAAGATGGGCAGCACCCACGCTTGCTCAAATTGTATATGATGAATAGGGTTAGTCTTGAGACTTTGGTTATCCTCTGTGACTTGACTGGTTGTTTAAAGCATTGGGAGAAAAATATTTCTGACACCATTGTGTTTCCTGATATAAATAGATTAGTCGGGAAGTATTCACCTTTCTTACAGTATGATAAACCAAAAATGAAGAGAATCCTACTTGACAAATACAAAAATATATCGTAAAATACAAACTTACAAATCGCAACATATCGCACATACAGGAGAAATGATATGACTACATCTTTTGCCGCACTTAAGAAGCAACGTACCTCTAGCTTCGACAAACTGAATCAACAGCTACAAAAGCTTGATAACAGTGGACCTTCAAACAACGATGATTACTGGAAACTCGAAGTAGACAAAGCGGGTAACGGCTATGCTGTAATCCGATTCTTGCCTGCCCCTCAAGGTGAAGACTTGCCATTCGTGCGTGTCTTTGATCATGGCTTCCAGGGACCAGGCGGCTGGTACATCGAAAACTCTCTCACTACTATTGGTCTTGACGATCCAGTTTCAGAGTATAACTCTCAACTCTGGAATAACGGCACCGATGCGGGTAAAGAAGAAGCCCGTAAGCAGAAGCGCCGTCTGTCATATCACGCAAACATTTATGTTGTGAAAGACCCTGCCAATCCTCAGAACGAAGGCAAAGTCTTCAAGTATAAGTTTGGTAAGAAAATCTTTGACAAGCTAAATCAAGCGATGAACCCTGAGTTCGAAGATGAGACCCCTATCAATCCTTTCGATTTTTGGGAAGGCGCAAACTTCAAACTCAAAGCACGTAATGGCGATGGTGGGTATCGCACTTACGAACCTTCATCTTTCGATGCACCTAGTGTATTGCTTGATGATGACGCAGAGCTTGAGCGTATCTGGTCCAGCCAGCATTCGCTACAAGAAATCGTCGATCCTAAAAACTTCAAGAGCTATGATGAACTGAAAGCGAAGCTTTACAAAGTTCTAGGCCTTGATGGCAGCCGACACGCACCCACAACTAAGGCTGAGGACGATGATGCCCCGGAGATGGACTTCACTCCTAAGTTCAAAGAGCGTTCAGCTCCAGCTATGGATGAAGCTCCATCTCCATCTCTTGATGAGTCTTCGTTTGGTTCGTCTTCCTCTGACGACGATGACGATCTTGACTTCTTCAAGTCTTTGGCAGACGATTAATTAAATCGTAAGTTGAAGTGAAAAAGGGGCGTCAATCGCCCCTTTTTTTTATCTTGGTCCAGGTGCCGCTGGATCGCCTCCACCGCCTGGTAATGTTGTTGTGTAATAATTGTTTGTCGTGTTGTTTGTAGTGTTACCGCCATTGTTTGTAATGCTTGCAATAGATGCATCACGTTCACGTCTTAGGTCAGTACGAAGTGCATCTAACTCACCCATTCTAGCACGTTCTGCAGTAGCACGTCTATCTTCAATACCTTGCAACGCTCTCTCACGATCACCTTCAATCTCTGCCACACGTGCGGCTGAGTCTGCATTAGGTGCGTTAGCGGCAGCATTGGCGGCATCAATCTCTTCTTGATCCATTAGACTAAACACACGCCCACCATAGCGTGGCACCCAACTTGGAATCTCAATACTGACTGTACCAACAGCATTGACAATCATGGCAAGAAGCTTTGCTGGTAGTCTAGCAAACCAGTCTGATAGTTCAATCAATCCAATACGAATGTCTGCACTCAGATTAGTCCAAAACTCTTCTGCGGCAAATAAAATGCGGTCAGGAATGGATTTGAAGAAGTCTGTTACTTCAAGAAACTTCTCTCTGATAAAGAATGCGGCATTTGTTAAACTAATTTTTAAAAATTCTAATAGATTGAATGTTGGTGCATCTTCATCACGCCAACCAAACTTTTTAGTGACCCAATCGATGGCTAGACTTACTGGTGTCCATAAAATGTCCAATAACCCGCCTGCACCGACAAGACCTGTCCATAATTGACTCAGTGCTTCTTTAGGGTCAGTGAACAATGTCTTCACCCAGTCTACTGCTTTTTGCACAACACCGAACAGTCCGGATACAATGCTTCCAATCGTTTCTTCAAATGAGAATGAGTTTAACTTTGAAACAATCCAACCTGGAAGACCTTGACCCTCTGGTATTGTCCCATCATCATTTACTTCAACACCAAATAGCTTTTTAACGATCCAAGACACACCAGACTTAAGCAGGTCAAATGGCGCACCAATAAAGTCTCCTAAGAATGCACCAATACCGTCACCAAGTCTAGCAATGAGACCATCTTTATCTGAAT